TAAGGCTAAATCAAAACCATCAAATATATCCGTTGTAAAATGTCTACTACTTACCACATATCCAATATCAGTTTGTGAATTATCAACAGGTCCGTGGAATAACGCAATCTTTTTATTACCAAACATTTTGTCAGCACTAATCCAATTGTCTTTATTGTCTAAAATTGAAAATACTGAAAAATCAATACCACCAATTGAAAATACCTGTGTATCTCTTAAATAATAAAAGTTTTCTAATTCCAATGCATCAACTAACGGAGTAAGAACATCCATTCTATCCATATTGTTCATATTACAATCGTGATTACCGGTAATAAGAATTGTAGGACAAGTTTTAGCACACTCTTTGAATAACCAACTTATTTCGTTGACTAATTCTGGTGACATTTCTAATTTAGCGTGGGCAATATCACCTGCTAAATATATAATTGCATCTTCGGTTCCTCTTTTACGGATTTCCTCAAACATCAATTCAAATACCTGTCTATACTCTTTGTGTCTTTTCACATTACGGATATGTACATCCGCTATATGATAAATTTTCTTTAAACTCATAATGAATTTATTTTGTTCAATAATAATTCTTCGGGAGAAAACTCTTTGGTTTTCTTTAATTCCTCATAGAATTTTTCATACCCCATATCGGCGGCATCTTTGTCTTTAAGATACATCATTTTTACATGAATACCTTGTTTTCTAAAATATTCGGCAGCTTTAAGTGCCTCATTTATTGCATCGTTGTCTAATGAAATAATAATATCGGTAATTCCACTCATAAAGATTTTTTCAACCAATATTCTTGATGGAAATTTACCTAATAATGGAATTGCATTTCTTTTAATTGTGATTGCATCAAATACACCCTCACATAGTATAATCGGTTCGTTCCAATTTACTTGGGAGTCAAAACATATTACATTTTTACTGATTGGAGGATTTTTGTATTTCATTTTGTTCTCCGGATAATACGAACGAGAAACAAAGTAATTTAATGTGCCATCGGAATTGTATGATGGTATAATTACTCGTTGTCCATATAACCCCTCTTTACAATATCCTATGTTATATTTGATTATATCTTTAATACCTATTCCTCTTTGAGTAAGGTAATGTATTGCGTGTTTATATTCTGGATTAAACCCTTTAGGAACCTCACTAAGACTAATAAATTCTTTTGGTAAAGAAATGAACACCTTTGTATCGGCATCCTCTAAAAGTGGGTTATAATTGCTATCTCCGTATATCTCTCTAATAATAGAAATAACCTTTCTATCAACATCTAACTTTTTTAATAATGAGGTCAATTTCTTACCACCACTATTGCAAGTCCAACAATGCCATTTTTGGGTTTCTGTATTAACTTGAAGTTTTTGTTTGTGGTGATTGCAGAAAGGACAGTAAAATGCTAACTCATTCCCTTTGAGATTGAGATAACTACCTAAAATACCAGTAAGGGTAGATACGACTATATTCTTATCATTTTGCTTCAACACGACTTAAATATACGACAAATATTTGATATTTCCAAATATTTTAAGGTCTATTTTCCTCTAAAAACCACTCATTTGGGATGATTTTGTCTGCATACTTATATCCGTTCTTTTCACACCAATCCCCATAAGTAGTTTTGGAATTTTTAGTAATTTTGTTCTTTGAATTAGAAAATACGAACCTAATGTCCATATTTGGGTTTTGTTCTTTAACCAATAAGTGTTTCTTACGGTCAGCTGCCACAAATCTACCTTTTGTTTCTATTCTAATACCATTGGGTAATTTGAAATCAGGATGATAGTGGTGAGTGGATGCAGGAATTATGTATGGAACTTTTTCAGTTTCATACTCTACTTTAATTCCTTGTGATTCTATTTGTTGAGAAATGGTTTCTTCTAAACCAGACTTAAATCCATATTTTTGTGCAACCCATTTTGGATTGTTCTTTTTTGTAACTTTTTTAGCCATTAAAATTATTTAGTTCTATCTTTTTTACCGTATGGTGTTGTGTCTGTATATCCATTTTTTAAATACGAACTACCACCACCGATTTGTCCACCCGCGATACCATATCTACTTTTAGCTGGTGTAATTGATTCAAATGTTGCAATAGCCTTATCATCTGCCCCCTTTGTTCCAGAAAAATCAATACCTACTGAATATTTTGTTTTATCTTTTGCTTTATTTGCGTCTACTAAATCTGCTGCGGGTTTACCTTCTTGCCAATCACCCGACTTTTGGTCTTTGTATAATTCTAAAATAGTTTTAGCCATATTATTTGTTTTTGTATATAAATATAAGATTATGTATCAAATCGTACAATAAAGTTTACAGGAATATCAGGTTCCGATTTTATTGGTTGTGGTAATTTTGCAATTGCTACTAAATCACAATTGTCATCATATAGACCAATGGTTGTTATAAATGGTGCTAAGAATGAACCAGTTGAATCAGTTGAACCACTTACTTCATAATGTTCAAATCCAGCATACTGCCATATATTATTTTTATCAGGTACCGAACCACTAAATCTATAATCTAATATATTACCATTATCTAATACCGATTTTTTTCTAATATATTTTACTCCTGGGTTTATTGTAGTTTTATATATCTTTCCATCACTACCTGATACAAATCCAGTTTCTTTACCAACCTCAACTATTGCAGATGGGTTTTGAGATACATTGAACTCATCTTCATTTGCAATCAATAAATATTCATGTTCATATATTGTTTGTGTAGATTTATAATCCAACGTCCAATCATTTTGTAATTTAAATGCAGAATCTCTTGTCAATACTATCAATCCTTGATTATAAAACACATTACCAATTTTTATACCCTGAGCCTCTTCTGGTAAAAATGGTATCTTTTCAACTATTACAAGACCGGATTCTATATCCATCGATACTATTATCATTTCATATAATTCACCATCAAATGTCATTGAAAATTCATTATTTTGAATATCCAAAAAGAAATCATAACTATCTTGTACACCATCTATCAAACCTATTGTTCCATCATATGAATTATCAGCAACATCGATAAAATTAATTGTTTGATTTTCTACATCAATTCTATTTAATCGTATTAAATCCCTATTATCTTGTATATTACCAAACGAATCATCAAAATAAGAAACTTCATCCGGTGCATTAAAATTATCTTTTAAAATAACAGAACCCTTTTTAATTCCTTCACCAACATAAACATTTGGAATTGATATTACTTTTGCACTACCACTTAAAAATCTTTCCTTAGACAAAAGTGTATTTGTGTATGATTTTGTTTTATGTCCTGTTCTAGTAAATGGGTTATCACCTAAATCATTATAGAATTGAGCTCTAAGTTGACCAAAAACCGAATGTTTATTGTAAGATGAACCACTTAAACTACCAGTAATAATAATATTTGATACCGTAGAAGTATAATTACCTTCTTCCGCTTCTAATAATGAAATATCAGCTGAATTGTCATCAAAACTCCACTCTTTATAAGCCTTAAATGGCCTTATACTAATATCCGATTTTGGTATTCTTTTTAACATATCTACTATAAATATCTTAAAACTAAAAACCCACCAAATTAAGGTGGGCTATAGTTTTTATTTTATTCTCCGATTAGAAGTCTAATTTAACTTTAATTGCAATTTCTTTATCAAACGATTTCTCAATTGGTTTAGAAACTTTAGCTACTGCTAATAATTCATTTGCATCATCATAAAGACCAACACTTGTGATATAAACTTTAGGGTCTCTTTCAAATAATGGTTGAACGAATGCACCAACTGAACCTGTTACGAATGTTGGGTTATTTGAGAAGTTAAATTCTCTATTGTTTGCTCTTACGAAATAATGAGATGTTGAAACATTTTCAGTTCTTCTCATTTGGAAGTCTCCACCACCTGCCATTGAATTTAACAATGCAACCGAACCAGAGTTTGCACCATTGTTTTGGTGGTATATGTCGTCTATTGATGAACTAGCTGGTGCTAATTTAACATCAACTCTATTTTTTAATGCAGTTGGGTTTAATAATATAATTCCCATATCAGGATAGAATAAACCATATCCTTGACTTGAAGTTACATCCGAATAAGATGTGATACTTGAAGTTAATGCAGAACCGATATTCAATGTTCCTTCTACTACATTGTAAACTCTACCTGCAGTTGTTACATTTTCATCAGAACCACCACTATCATCGATAAGTGTCAACGAACCTTTTGAACCTGATAATTCTATTGAAAAATTACCTGGGTCTAATCTTTCTTTGTATCTAGCTCTATTTACATTGATTACATAGAAGTTTTCTAAATTGTGGCCACCCGCAGTTGAACCCGTATAAACACTAAAAAATGCATCAGAACTATCTAATAAAACATTCTTAAATTGATTATAAGTTGCTTTTGTTGGTAAAGTTGATGTATCGGTTTGTTGTAATGTTGGTGCACCATATCCATTAACGTCACCATATGCAATTGAGAATTGAACCTCAGCTGCATCAGATGTTGTTGTAAGATTATAAACATCTAAATAATATTTACCACTAACACCAGATTGTTGTGTTGATGATGTGAAAAATGTATTTAATGAACCAGTATCACCACTCCATATTCCAGAAGTTACGATTTCAGTTCTATTAGTTACTTTGTCAATTGTACCAAATTTTTTGTAGATACCATTTGTAATTGTAGTGATATCCGAACTGATTTGTTCACCAGTTCCTAAAAATTGGTTTACGATTCTAACTAATTCGTTAGTATCTACTGGAGTACCCGCGGTGTTTGCTGCACCGGCTAAGTAATTTGATATATTACTTGCTAAAAGGGCCCCTCTATTGTCTCTTATTACTGCCATAGTATTTTATTATTGAACGTAAGTTACTGTTATTGGAATTGTTTGTGAACCACCCGTTTCGTTACCATAAACTGTAATTGTAGTTCTGATAGTCGAAGTTAATGATGGGTTTGGAATAAATTTGAAAGTTAATCCTTTTGCAATTGCTGCAGTTGCAGATACATCGTCTCCGATAAATACTGGAACTGAACCAATTTCTGATGTTACACCTTCACCGATAATATCACCTGCATTTTTGTTAGACAATACAATTGTATATCCTAAACTTCTATTTCCTGCAGGAGATGTAGTTGGAGATAATGCAACCTCACCACTTCTTTGATTAACCGATACATTGGGAACACCAAATTCTACAACTGGAATTCTAGTTGTGTTTTTTGGTAAAGTTACCAACTTATACTTCATTACTTGTGTCTCATCTGGATTAGCTTCTAATACAGGCATGTTTTTTATAGCTGCATCATAGTAAGCTGAACCCAATGGGTGAGCTGGTTCGTACAATGTGTAATCAATCTCATCATCTGCCAATGCAAATTGAGTGATGTTTAAACCTTGACCTGCAGCTAATTTCTCTCTACCTTTTTTGGTAAGAATTGCGTCAACAGTTAATTCTGTGTTACTTAAATATCCCATAGTATAATATTATCTTTGTTTATAAATATAATTATTTTAAAATTCCGTTATTCTACTTCCAAAATTGGTTCTGCAGTATTTCTACCTGTTCTATTTACAGTCAATGTATTTGGATTAGATACAAATGTTTCAACAGGAGAAGTACCATCCAATGTAGTTGCTGCGGTATTTTTTGAACCTTTAAAGAAACTATTTTGTAATCCTCTAGTCAAATCCGTTGTGTTTCTATAATGTGTTGGTAAATATCCATTCACAGGTTTAACTGCAATGATATTACCCTGTATTGTAGGAATCGTAGAACCACTAAATGGTTGTATATTCAATTTAGTTTCGGTATAAGTTTGAATATCCGAAATATATCCACCTCTAGGGTCACCCAATCCACTTGCAGATGCCGTTACTGCAAATTTGGTAACCATTCTTTCCTTTTCTTCGGTAATCAATTGAACTCTAATTCTTTCCGTTACCCTCCTATTATCTTTGTCAAAATAAGTTCTAATTGCATTACCACCCTGTGCATAAATACCAAATCCAATCATTTCATATGCAGTTTGTCCATATGTCTCAATCCCCAAATCTATTTCCGTTGTAATTGTTGGTTCATCTAATCCCGAATCTATTGTTACATTTTGTTGATACGATTCTGCATTTGTAATAGTAGTATCGTTGTTGTCAATTAAACTATCGTATTGATATGAATCTGCAATTAAATTTTCTGAAAGATTTGCATCAATTATACTTTCATATTGATTATTTTCTCCAATTAAGTTTTCAGACAAATCTGAATTTACTAATGCATCATATTGATTATTTTCAGAAGTCATTATAGTGGTGTCCTCATAATGTATTATTGCTTCTTTTTGATAATCTTCACCTATTGGCCTTTTTCTTGCAATCTTACTTCTTTCTAAAATGTGTGGTTCAATCAATAAACCAGTAGTTGCTTTAACTCTTGCAGGTAACATTTTCTTAATATCCTCAAACATAGATTTCTCATATAGTTTGATTAAGTTAATGTATGCATATATGTCTCTATTATCAAATCTTTGAAAATAGTAATTTCTTAAAGAATCTAATCTATTATAATTTGATTTATATTCATCTGCGGGGTCACCAATGTAGTTATCCAAATTCAATCCACCCAATGATTTAGCAATATCAATATTCAATTCTTTTGTAGGAGAGAAGAATAAACCAACTCTATTAGAATCCGTAGGAGATTGGTCAAATGCTTTTTTAGTTGCTCTATTTTTATAAGATAAATCGGAAACCAAAGTTTGTGATTCAAATCTAACTTTATTTGTAGAATATCTGCCTCCACCCAAATCTGGAATTTCTAATACAACCGTCCTATCTATTACTTCAAATTGA